AATAGTAATCAATTGGGCTGGCTGAACGCTGAACCATTTCATACTGTCCGGGTCTATCAATGTCGCCAAGCCCTACGTCGCCAGCGTTGGCCCACGTCGTTGTTGGATCGTAACTACTCCATTGCTGCGCTGGGCTGACTTCATTCCAAGAGGCAAGCAGCAAGGAACTAAGAATTGTAAAAATCTGATCCCCATCGTCATCTTGGGCTAACGAGTCAATCCAGATGGCTTTCGAAAGTTTAGATAATGCGCCTAGAGCAAAAATCTGGATTTGAGTTACATAAGCCACTTCACCAGCGGTTCTCACACTTGTTGTCACATCGCTAATTCGTCCACCGAATAGGCTAACCCAGTTGCCGCTCGTATCTTTGACCTCGAGGGTTACGCCAGTATTAACGCTCCAATCATAAAACGCGTTGGTTGCGTTAATGAGCTGCAAATTGCAATAACCGGCTTGGGCTTGGGTATTAACGTCGGTGCGGCCAGAAGTAGCGGTAAAGCCGACAAGGGTTAAATCTGTGGCATCTGTGCCGTTAATTAAAACGCGATACTCGGGCGTCCAAGCTGTCATAACTCTTGTCTAATTCCAAACAACTGGCTTCCGCCACCAGTTCCGCGAGAGTTTGAATTGTTGAGAGCTGAGACAACTGCTCGAGTAAAACCTTCTTCATCAATTGCGCTGGGGGCATTGACGTTAATGGTTACAGGGGCGATTCCTTGAGCATCTGCCAATCTTGAGAATCCGCCAGAGGAAACTGTGATAGGTGCGGCTGATCCGACTGGAACGCTTGGCGTTGAGGCCGCAACTCTGGGAGCGGTTGTGACTGGCGTTGTAACTGTGGTTGTAGGCGTTGAAGGTGTTACGTTAGCCGAACCGCTTGATGGTGGAATGATTGATGCGCCGCCAAATGGCAGGCTTGCCGTTGGAACGCTTCCAGTCCTCGAAGTGGTTGTTGTGGAGATATTAGGAATCGTTGAAACGTTAGGGAGAATGGGAATTGAGTTGTAAGCGCGGATAATCTTATTAACTGCGTCAATAACGTCATTAGCCAATTCTTTAACTTTGCTGGTGACTGTGCCAATGATGTTGATGATTCCAGCAATTGTGGCTCCGACTGATTTAATTGCGCCTACTAAAGCCGTTTCAAAAATGGGGACTAAATAGGTTTTAATGAAAGACCATAAGTCGCGCAAAGCTGCTTCGTTATTCTTAAAGGCTTGAACGATTGGATCAATGGCTGCTCGCTTAGCCTCTTGGAACTTAGGAATGAGAACGTTCACAACGTAATCAAGAAGTCTCTGAATGACTGGCAATAGTTGAGCGCCAATTGCTTCTTTGGCTTCATCAAAGCCAACTCGCAACCTAGCAATCTGGCCTTCGAAGGTATTGGCTTGAGTCGCAGCTGCACCGCCAAAGGTTTGACCTAATTGCGTTACTGCGCCTTGCAATCCCATCGTTTTGATTTCCGCAGCTGATAAACCGATTCCTAAACGAGCAAGTGAAGCCGTATTGCCTTCATACGCTTTACCTAATGCGTTGGAAACTGTCTCGACGTCTTTGCCAGTAGCGGCTGAAATATCAAGGGCCAGAGTTAATAGCTTTTGAGATTCGGAGACTGATCCTGTGGCTGTTGCCAGTCTTTGAAGTGCTGGACGCAACTTATCATCTGCGACACCAGTAGCGAGAGCCGTTTTGCTTATCTGCTCTTCAACTGCCGCAATTTGGGCTTCTGTGGCCCCTGTGACGTTCTGTAAGGCTAGGGCTAAGCGCTTTTGTGCAGCTTCATCTTCTATGGCTGCCTTGACGCCTTCAATGGCTAATTTGCCAGCATAGGCAGCAGCCGCAGCAGCGGCAGCAGCAAAAGCGGCAGCGGCAATCTTGCCGAATTTTTCTAACTTACCGCCAAAGCCTTCTACTTCTTTGGAACCTACGTCAAGATTCTTTTTTAGATTATCAACGTCAGCGAGAATGGATAACTTAAGCGTTCTACTTCCGGCCATTAGATGTCCCACTCCTTAAGGATGTAAGCAAATCCTTCTTCCCACTTATTGACTAATTCAGGCTGAATTTTGCGAAGGGTGGGGTAGATAAAATAACCTGCTGCCCCCCTACCAAGTCGAGGACTTCTTCTGGGAAATTGTCTAAAACGACTAGATCCAAATTCAAGACCCGGCCAGAGATTTTGTGTAGTGCCGCCACCTGAAAAACGCTGAGTGGCAAATCCGTAAGAGAATTCGCCAATCTTTGACGACTTTTTAACTCGGACGCCTTCGGCGACTCTTTGAACGGCTGAGGCAGCTTTGAATCTGTTGTAAGCAGCTTGTTTAATTTCATCAGCTGCAAATTGAGCCAATGAGTTGGATAATCTTTGCGCTTGTTTTTTGGATTCTTCGTCCATAGCTTTGAACGCTTGGACAATATTACGCAACTCGCGGCGATCATAAGCAATCGCTTCATCTGCCACCTTTGCGCTCCTTCAATATCTCAATTGCTGTTAATACTTGTTCGATGTCCGTCCACTCGCTCATTGGGATTCCGGTCGCTATTGCGACTTCGACAAGAAGCCGATTTACGCTTCCGGACTCGTAGCTTTTGGGCTTTCATCTCCAATCAGCATTTCATCAATGGACAGTTCCCAGATTTCCTGAGACTTCGTGGGCTTTCCTGCCGCTTCGCGCTTGTAAGCGAAATATGCAAGATCTAAGAAGTCTGCTTGTTGGTAAGCCGATATATCCTTCATCGAATAAATGGACTTGCCAGTTTTGCGTTCCCACTTAGCCCACTCGGGTAAGCCGGCTACATAAGTAACCGACTCGCCCGTGTTGTATTTAATTGTAATTGATAACTTCATCTCCCGATGCTCCGATCTCTTAGCTAAATGTCTCTGTTACTTCGCCCTTTGAAATCTTAAAGGTGAAGGATACTGTCTGCGCGTCAATTCCAGAACCGCCAGCGGTAGGAAACTCTGGAAGAATTGGGAAAACAAATTGAGCGCCAGTCGCGGCGGTCATTGTTACGCTGATTGTTGTGTCAGGTGCGGATTCAGCTGCGGCCCAAAGTGCCTCGCATACTGAGTTAGCTTTACCCCAGTCGGCGAGCATATCAAGCTGGAATGTGCCTTCGATGTTAACTGTCTTGTAAGCCTCGCCATCGAGAGTCTGATAAGTCTCGCGAACGTTGGTCTTAGTAAGAACCGCGTTGGTTGCTTGGGCGTCGATGTCCGTTCCACCTGTGAAAGACAGCGAGACGTCGCGACCGGTGATTACTGTGGTTGCCACTTTTTCTCCTTAGTTGGTTTGTGTGTAATAGGTGGAGACGCGAATATCGGCGACTAATAAATTAACCGCTCCCACTTGCGTAACCGATGGCCGCTCTACTGGGCCGACTGTGTAGCCGTCCGGTATTACTGCCAAAACTGAAAATATCAGCTGCTCAAGATTGTCAAGAGAAGCTGGATTGGAAAGATAAGCGACTCCACAGGTAATTGTCATATTAATCTTGGCGTGAATTGTTGAGTCGTTAATTGTGTTTAATTCTAGATAAGGTGAATCTGGGACAAGAATAACCGCTGGAACTTGCACAGCTTCGGGAACGTATGAATAAACGTTAGCCGAAACGGAGGCGAGTGCAGTTGCCAGCGGTGTTCGGATAGAAGATAAAACTGTGGAGGCAGGCATTAACCCACCATCGCATCGGTATCAAGATAGGGGCCAAGAAGGCCAGTTACCTTTGCCAATAAATTCTTAGAAAGTCTGTAAGGTGTAACTGCAAAATCTATGCCTTCGATTGATCCTCCAGCGGCAGTTCTGGCTTGGAAGATTTCGACAGAAATAGCCAAAACGGCAGCTTCGACGTTGGCATTTCCCACATAGGTTGATGCGCCAGAGAGCGCAGCGTTTCCGGCTGGGATAATGTTCTTTTCCAATACGTCAGCATTTGTGATGGCGGCGGTAAATACATAGGGGCCAATTAAATCATTTGTAATTGTGTGAGTGCCGTTAAATGGCGCTCCGACACTTGTAACAACAACCGATTGACCTTCGGTAAATTCGTGAATTGTCGCTGTGTGGAAATAGGCAACGTTATTTTCTAAAGATACTTTGTTGATCTTGCTCTGAAAGGTAACAAGCATTGGCAAAACCAGATTCTCACTTGCATCAACAATATCTGCCAAGTAAGCGTCTGAATAAAGGGACGACGAGACGCCAAGAATCGTGCGAAGCTCTGTGGCTGTGACAATTGTTGGCATCTCGTTTTCCTTTCGATCTAGAGGGTGACAGGCCAGCTCGGGAGCGGACTGGCCGTCACTTTTGCAGTTCTAACTAGAGAACCATCCAGCGGTAAGCGCCAGCGCCGACCTTTGTAGCCAAAGCGCCGTAACCGTAGTAAGCGACCTCAATTTGGCCGTTTAGTGCGACGTTTGTTTGTAGGCGGAATCGGGATGACTCAAACCATTGGTAAGCGTCTGGGTTGATAACGATGATGGTGTTATCTCCAACGCCGGAACCGGTTGTGAGGTTACGATCAACGCGGAAGTTCAATCCTAGAAGGTTGCCAGTTGCGGAACCTGCTCCGAGATTTCCACCCTGATTCATATTGCCAATCAAGTTCTGGTAAATCGGACGTCCTGCATCTGCGAGATTCTGAATTGCGCCCCATTGCTGAGGTGATGCGATGATGTTTTGTGCGAATCCGAGAGTATTAGCGTAGATTGAAACGCCAGCATCGGATACGAAGTCAAGAAGGCCAGCAGCGTCGAGAGTGCGGTTTCCGCCGTCAGTTCCGCCGGCGATAAGGCCGGTTACAACTGCAACGTCGGTTGCCTTTGCGTATGCGTATTCCATTTGACGAACGAGTTCATCAAAGAACGCTGGTGAAGAACGATCAAGAAGTTCAACGGAGAAAGTTTGTCCGCCTGCATACTTCTTAACGGATACTGAAAGGAATTCGTTTGTCATTCCTGTTTCATCAATTGCAGCTGCTTCAGCTTCTTCGCCGACTGTTGGAACTGCGGTGAGCTTAGGAATCTCGAAAGACATTCCTGCATCTGGTAGAACGCCGCGTGATACTGAATCAACTGCTGGACGATCTGCGTTTGAAAGTGGGTTGATGATTTCTGTCAATTGACGGGTTGGGATGAGACCAGCGTTGTTGCTTGTGGTGTCATCTGCTGCCAAAACGTATTGACGAGCAGAATCATCACCGAGCTTAGCGCGAACGCTATTCTCGAGATATTTCGCCTTTGTGAACTCAAGGCGAGGAGCGGTG